GTATGTTTTTCCAATGTGATATACCAAAATTATCAATATCATGAACAAAATTATAGTTATCATCTTTATAATAATGATCTTCAATAAAAATAAAATTAGTCAGTGAAGCATGTTAGCTTCCATGACAAACACGTCGAACACCTGCTCCGCCAGAATTCACTGGTTCACGACAATACTTGGCAAATTGTGAGTATTTAGGATTGAGCGAACATGACCAAGAATCCGCTCCACCACAAATGCACTCATGCATATCGGCCATACATCGCCAGGTTTCAGTTGGCGCGCGTGAACACATACAACAATGTGTTACAGCTTGACATCGATGAGTTTCAGTTGGTGCGACTTTACACAAACAATCATGCGTTCCTATTGCCCGACACACATGGTTTTCAGTCGGTGCATCTAGGCACATGCAGTCATGCTTTGTTGCTTTGCAGATGTGTGTCTCGGTTGGCATATTTATACATACACAATGATGAATGATAGATTTACATATGCGCACTTTGTCACATGTGCATATATGTGTGTCAAATGATGAACAAATACAGTTATGTTCAGTTGCTAAACATTTTGTTACATCGGAAGACTTTCTGCAAGTGCAATTGTGTTTTGCTGCATAACAAGCGTCACTATATTCACACACACATGGATGATTTGATTTGCACAAATCGGGCAAAGTACTGCAAACACAGACACATGCGTAAGACTTGCACTTATTAGGAGACGCTGTGACACAAATACATTTGTGGTACCTTATTGATTTACACAAATCCACAGATAAATCACAAATGCACGTATGGTCATAAATATGACAAGTCTCATCAAGAGTATTGCATGTGCACGGGTGTCCAAATTTGCATCCTGGTGAAGTTGCACATATGCATGCGTGGTGTGTACCAAAATATCGACAGTCAGCAGATGATGCCATGCAAGTACATGGATGGCGCGTCGACTTGCAAGTTTTTGGTGATATGGCACATGTACACAGATGATGACCCACCTTTACACAGTCAGTTGGTGAGATGTCACATGTACACACAACATATGGTGCCGAGGTCATGGCAAAGTGTTTTAAGCAGAACACAATAGAGAACATATACACAGATGATATTCAATTTTTTGTTAATGCTTGCAATGTAAGAAAATGATATAGGCTAATATTTTTAAAAGTATATGTGTTTATTATCATATAATCAATAAAATAGTAAACAATGTAATAATTGTATGATGGACATTAAGTATTTTTATTCCGTCATACAGTTCTTCATTGTCATTTATTTTATTGGTCTATATGGTCATTAGTATCCGATCACATAAACCAATAAAATGAATAAATAAAAAACAATAAGAAAAAATATTAGTTCCTATTGTTTATCCTAATGTCATTATTTTAATGATATATTTTATTGTTCCATGTGATCGACATACATGTCTTTTTAACAGACACAACATTTTGATTATAATAAAAAATATGTTTACCTTATGACATTCTTACATTGCAAGCATTAATTTTTTGTAACAAATAAAAAACTGAAAAAAATACAGAATGTTCAATACTAATAATAATAGAATTATTGAAAAAATGACTTTTGCATGGCCACATTTTATCAATATACACAAATACATTGCAAACAGCAGAAATCCAGATGAATGTTTTGATGAAAAAGTATGTATAACACAAAAAATAGATGGATCTAATTTTACCATATGGATTGAACAAGTATTTGGTGAATGGACAGTCAAAGCATTTTACGGAAGAAAATCTACAATATGGACACCAAAATGTACAAATTCTTACGATAAATTGTCTTATGGCGTGGGTGACTTGGGAAAATTGCCGATTGCAATGAAAGATTTTGCAATTAAGGTGGGTACAAAATTATCAGTCACAAATATTTTAATTACTGGTGAGGTTTTTAGGGACAATCCAAAATTTGCATCATGGCATCCATTTGGATATGCCACAAATATTTATCCTGGTAAAAGTGATGATATGTCAACATTACAAATCCAGTATTTAAACCAAAAAACACATGAACTGTTTGTTGAATGCTCACAAAATGTAAGTCTGACTGATTTTTCCAAAACATTAAGAGAGAGTACTCAACATTGTGTATTTCCACCACCACTTTTATTTGTGGGAAAGCTTTGTGACGCAATTATGAGTCTCAGTGAACAAATGCATAAACTGTCTCCAAAATTTGAGGGAGTGTTTGTGATTATTGAAGATAAAATAACAAATACTGATAAGACAACTGTCGATATATACACAGAATATGATGAAATGGTTGGATATAAATGGAAAACGGGATTGTATGATGAACAGCCAGTTATAAAGAAAGTTGATCATATTGATTTTAAAAAATCAGAAAGTAAAACAATATATTCAATGTTGGTAGAAATATACAACAACCGACCCAGTAAAAAGGATAAACCAAAAGACACCGATAAGAAACCTACCATTAGTCATAGTGTTCCCACAACTGAAGGGAATGAAAAAATGCTAATTGCAGAAATTGTCAAAACATTCAACCATGAAATAACAAAACAACTTCCATTACGTACAATCCCCAAACATAGACGTGATATAGTTACCAAACCAATGATTGATATTGTAAAAAAGGAAATAATCAATCGTTACACAGAATCAGATGCACCAGTTCCATATTCAATCGACATGATGGATAAATGTGTACCTAATGTTGTGAAGTCATTGGTTAATAAAGTTCCATATTCCATCTAATATTTTAACAACAAGCATTATTTCTAAATTTTCTGATATACTTTTCAACATATTCAATATTAGTGTTTAATGCTGTCTGAATATCACCCAGATTTTTAACCTCATTATCAATAAAATCAAAAAGAGTTGCAACAGAATTAGCTGTAATTTTATCCTCTTCAATAGTGGTATCTAGAGGATCATCATTGCCATCATAAACTGGTTCATCAACAGTTTCTTTCAGTGATAACACACGTGTATTATTAATAGTGTATAATAATTTGCCTATTTGCAAACTGTATCCTTTGACCTGATTGCCAACATTTTCAACTTCAGTTAGTAATTTAATAATGTCCATGTTATCATATGTTGCAATACTGGTTGTCAATTGTACTTTCATAAAGTTGCGACATCCAATTTCTCTATCTTTACTGTAACATTTTTCTAATTTGCTCAGACAATCATTACAATCGGAGCATGTTTTGGAAACATTTTGATATTTGAGTGTAGTTTGTGTACCATATTCGGGACGTGTTGGTTTAATAATTTTTTCACCAATACCTCTGACATTTGTGGTGAATGATAAATGATTTTTGATACTCAAATATAACATTTTGGCTAGACCATTGTATCTTTTTTCCATAACATTTAACATATCATCTTGATTCAAATCATACCGTTGATAGTAATCTTGAAATTTTTCCAATTCAGATGTGTATTGACATATGTCTTTGGATACACGGGAATATAAAAGTTTAACAGATTCAAGCATATCTAATAATTTGTTGGGATCATGGGAACATTTATTTGCACATGCAATTTTCTTAAACCCACATCCAGAGTCACATTTAGTTTTTTCTATTTTATTTGCACAGCCACAATTAGTACTCATGACGATAATACAACTAACTTTGAAAAAAAATATTGATAGTCATAAATGATAACTATATTTGTTAAAATTCCACACAGTCTAGTTGTAATAAATATTTATCTATCAATTCTAAACTACATTTTAGTTGCGACAATATGTATTCCCATTTTGCCATAAGTTTGCGTGTATCTTTGCATTTAGAATTACACTTCATGCTTTCACTAAATAAATCTTTTACTATTCTTAAAAATGTTTTATAGGCAGTCTTGACAAATATAATGTCATTGTAATATGAACCCATTATTTCCTTTAATAATATGATATAACCATCCAAATGAGTTCTAAAATCTGAATTTGTCATTTCGACAGTATTATCAAATGTAACAAATGTATATTTCTTTGACCCTCTTTGAAAGATGATCTGATCATTCACAGTTGTGATAGTCATATTTGTAATATTTCCTAAAAAATGTGTTATATAGTTAGAATTTTGTTCAATCAAAATGAGCATAATTTTATGGGTATATGTTTTTGTTTCATCATTGGGTATATTTATTAATTGAAAACTAGTTCCATTGATTAATGTAATACTGCTTGATAATACACTTTTTGTATTTTCATACATGAAAAGCAATGCTTTGTTATATTCTTCAATAAATTGTTCATCGACTGTCTTAAAATTTAATTGATTGAGAAGTTCATATAAGTCAACAATCATAGATTTTGTAGATTTGTATAATGTCACAAATAAATGAAATAAGTTTCTGAGATAATCATCCATTGCAGAAATAGCTTTGAGATTTTCATTATCTATTTCACATGGATCGACAGTGTTAAAAGTTAATTCATCACATATTAATTGTCCCTTGAAAATATTATCAGACACATCGGATTTACAACCGCAATCATTAAATCGCATACAATCAGCATTATTCGATGAACTACATTTGTGACGTTTAGATAATTTACTGAATGACATATTATTATAAAGTATCTCTATAATAATATTTTGTCAAACTATCCTATACATGAACCAGATATTTATTGTTGTTGCATTAATAATATGCATTGTAGTAATAAAATTATTTTTTTCGAGTGGTGAACATTTTGGTAGTGGTGCATTGGTACAACTGTATGCAAAAGGTCCTGAGGATTTATATTTAACTCCAGATGTGTATAGGTATTGGGATTATGCAAATTATTTATATGATCCCAGTTTATTTTTTTGGAATGCATCAACTCGTTATCCCAGAAATTACCCATATTATTTGTATGAAGACTATTATCACCGCTCATACCCATATATTTCTCCACCGTATTATCAAACCAGATACCATTCCCATTCAAGAAAAACAACAGGATGCAAACATTGTAAATAGTTTATTGATGTGATTTAGTTGGTTCACGAATTCTAACAATTTGACTATTATCAAATACCAATGAGTCATCCAGTAAAAAATCCGAAGTAGTTGCACATAATTTAGATTTTACCAAATTTGGTTTTACATCCATGGTTTTTTGTTCTTTAATGAATATCAAACTTTCTTCAGATATTAGCTCATTATCAACTTTTAAAACTTCAAAAAACATATTTCTTCTTGATTCAAGCATGTCATTAAAGGTTGTCAAATTAATAATACAATCATCAAAACTCCATGCACGCCATCCTTTGAAAAACCAAAGAGAATGATTATATGTTACTCTATTTTGTACAATAACTAATTCAGCTTCAATGTTGTTTAAACATTGTTTTAATCCATCCAAACAGAGTGATAATGTTTCAGAATGTTTTCCCAAACGTAAATTTTTAATTAATGATTCAAGGACCCTAACTTTTTGTTCAATATCTAATTTTTTAAGTACAGTAACTACATCTTGCGGTCTTGGACCACTAGTTAATCCACTTATTAGGCCATAAATACTGTGCGCTGAAGAAGTGATTGTACTTATGCATTTCAATGTGAGATCTATTCCAATGGTTCGAATGATAGTT